ATCATGGCGCTGGAGCGGTTGCCCCGCATAAAGATCGCCACGCCATCGCTGCCAGCTGGAGCATGCCCAGCAAGGCCGAACAGCTGGGCCACAGGCACGGCATCAATCGGTTCGTTGGTGGTGGTCACCCGCACCTGGGCGGTGTGCACCGAGCCTGTGTCATCCGTGGCGGTGATCCTGACCGGAGAAATCATCATCAGGATGCGGCGGTATAGCCGGTCGATCTGGCTCATGTCGGCGGGACGGTCACCCACTGTGCCTGTGTGGTTTTGTCGGCCGGATTGTTGGCGATGGCTGGGGCATCGGGTGGCAGTGGTTGCAGCGCGATTGGCTCAGGCGTGAAGGCTACCGGGTCCATCATGGTGATGTCGGCATGCTGGCCGTTCTCATCACGCCGATAGCTGACCGTGGCGATTATCCAGTCATTGGTGGTCAGCTTGAGCAGCGGGGCCTGGATCGGGGCCTTGTGGTTGGGTGCATACAGCTGGCCTGCCTTGTCGCGCCAGCTGTCGGTGGCGAAGGAGAGAATGGCGCCATGGCCCATGCGGTTGTTGCACTCCCACTGGGCACGATCCTTGGCCAGGGACTGGCCCAGCTGGGACTGCTCACTGATGACGTAGCGTTTGCGGAAGCGCGGCACCCCTGGGTCGGTCACGATGGGTGCGCCTCCAGGCCCCCACTCGTTGCCCATGACCGCGCTGGAGAGAAAGTGCCCCTCGTAGATACTAAAGCGTTGATCCATGCTGAAGGTGACCTCGGCGCTTTCCATGTTCACGCCGAGCGCGAAGCCACTGGCCATGGTCTCACTGCCAGCCCTGGCCAGCACCACTGTGCCGTCAGGCAGGTCATAGGCCACAACCTTGCTGAAGCGATTGACCCGCTGGATGACCTCCCAGCAGGTTTCGCCCAGGTCCACATTGAACTGCGGCACCTGCTCCAGGTCATCGACCAGGGACCTGACGCCCACGTTGTAATGACCTGCCAGGGTCTGTGCGATGGACAGGGCTGTGCCGCCCATCATCTGCCCCCCAGGCATGTCTGAGACCTCCACCATGGCTGCACAGTCCACGAGGTCCTCAGACTTGCTGCGGCCACTGATGCGGATGGTGTGATCGCCACCGTTGATGGTGGCAACGTAGCGGTCCACGTAGCCAGTCAGCACGAGGTCACTGCCGATCTGCACGGTGCAGGTGTCACCAGCCCGCACGTCGACCTGGGCGGTGTCGGGATATTTCTCGGTCACCTGGATGTCGAAGGAGGCGGGCACATTTTCCACCGAGCGGGTGACAGACACACGCTGCCAGCCTGTCAGGCGTGTGCCTTTGACAGTGAGGGTCAGCGTGTCATCGGTCATGCGTTCAGCGCGGGATATTCAACCGGGAGGAACAGCGGGTGCGCTGGGTCAGCTGACCCGACCAGCTGCGGCTCGCGCGTGGTGTCCTGATACAGCCGCCACGCTTCCTCCAGGGATGGCATCGGCTGGCGCGTGGTGACCTCCACCAACAGGGCAAGGTTGGCACCCAGCACGGCGAAGTACAGGGCCACATCAGCCCGCAGCTGGCGCAGCGCCGCATAGGTGGCATCCATGCCAGCATCAGCAGCTGCCACAGCCTGGGCCTGGAGGGCGTTGCAGACGGTCTGCCTGACCTGGGCCGCATCCTGGTAGCTGGAGGGCTGATACAGCTGTGCCGCCGTCCCCAGGCTCGCGCACGCATTGGTCCTGAGATTGAAGGCCAGCGCGTCCTGGGCGGTGTTGGCAGCCTGGGCCAGAGGTCCGCTGCCAGGGAACGGCCTGGGCTGCCAGCTGGTCAGGGGCAGCAGCAGGCGGATCGCTTCGGCCGGATCATTCCAGGCTGCCTGGAGGGCCTCTGCCAGGGCCTGGGAAGCAGCTGCGAAGTCGTCAACCCAGGGCACGGCACCGTTTCCCGTGAAACACCCCTGCGGCGCGGCCCTGGGTTCGCCTGGGAGGCCGCAGGCCCTGGCGGCTCATACTTGCCCTGCCAGCTGCTGCACGGTCCTGGAGGCTGCCAGGACGATGCTGCGTTGGGTGGTGCAGTCAGCCAGGGCGGATGCCACGGTGCTGCCTGGAGGCTGAAGGCTGCCCAGGCTGCCCTGAGCATAGCGGCCATAGTAGCCGATCAGGCCCCGCACCGCCGAGAAGGCCCGCGCGGCATCGTTCACACCGGACTCGGCCAGATGGCAGAAGGCAGCCACGTTCTGGCCTACGCCATCCGGGATGGAGGGCAGGGCACCAAGGATCCGCTGGAGGTCAGCTGCGGCGGCATTGGTCACCCCTGCCACTGATGCCTGGACCTGCTGCGCGGTGTCGCTGGCAGCGGTCGGATACAGCACATCGCTGGCCAGCACGAACGCCATGGAAAGGTCCACATAGCGGCCTCGCTCCACCCGATCCGTGATGGCGAAATCCACCAGCACACACTGCATGCTGCCCATGGTCGGATGCACCAGCGTGCCAGCCCCTGCGGTCTCGCATGCCTTCAGCATGGCATCGCGCTGCTGATACACGTCATCACCCACGAGGAAGGCTTGCAGGCCAAAGCGGCGCGGCAGTTTGCCCAGGTCCTCCACCCATACCGTGTCACGATAGGGATACTCGTGCACCGTGGTGCGACGGCCTGCCTTGTTCTGCATGCTCAGCATCACGAAGGGGCAGCCACGCCAGCTGCCGGGTTGCAGCTGCTGCCACCATGTGCCGTCAATCCAGGAGGCGCCGGAATTGTCCTGGGCAAACCAGCTGCCACCAAAGCTCTGAACGAACGGACCAATGTTGCCTGGGGCAAGGCCGCTCATGGGCCAGCCAGTGACAGCTGCTCAGTGCGCGGCGCGGCAAGATTGATGCCGTTGCCTGAGGACGTGGCACCCAGGCTGACCCCAGGTGGCGGATTGATGTGCGAGACGCTGATGTCAACGCGCCCATTCGGTGCAGTGTTGGGCTGGTTCAGCTGCACAGGCGGCGCAGCTGCTCCACCGTATTGCCGGTTAATGCTGTTCAGCGTGGAGCCATAATTGCTGGCGGTCGCATAACCGCTCTTGGCCTGAGCGTCCAAGCCCTCCTGCACGGACCCAGCAGCCAGCACGCCTGCATAGTGGCTGGGATGCTGCTGGAGGAATGACACGTATGCGTCGGCGGCGTCCTGCTTGTCCTTGAACTGGGCGAAGCTGGCCTGGGTGGTGTAGCGGCCACCTGCGCCTTCCTCCTGCGTAGATACAGGGGCGCCAGCTGTGCCGACACCACCACCAGACTTGATGCCGTAATAATTGAAACCGCCCGGCGTGCGTGTGCCGCCAGCAGACTCCAGGGTGGCCTGTGTTGCCCCGACCTCTGCCAGGACCTCAGGGTGCGCCACGCCTGCCCGCTTGGCGGCATCGTAGATCAGCTGGCGCTGCTCATCGTAGAATGCGCTCTTGCCAGCAGCTGACCCAAGCGGTGCTGCTGGATGTGCAGCCATCCAATCTGACTTAGCGGCGCGGCCCTCAGGTGTGCGGGTGTTGAAATAGGGCATTTGCGCTGCCCCTGGTGCGCCCTCTGGATGTGCTGCCTCCCATTCGGATCGTGCCTGCCTGCCCTCTGCGGTGCGCGGATTGAAGTACGGTTTTTCACCTGGGCCAGCTGGCTTGGTGAGGTAATCGTATCCCATCTTGAAACCGTAGATGGTGGCTGCCAGGGCTGCGAGCGTGCCCAGTGCACCCAGCAGGCCAGCACCACCCACCACGCCTGTGCCGCCAGCAGCTGTGCCCAGCGCAGCGGTGACCTGGGCAATGGCAGCAACAATGCCCACTGCCCATTTCGTCACGAAGATGCCTGCAATGACCTCTGCAACCGTCTTGATGCTGTCCAGGTTGTCCATCACAGCTTTAAGCCCGCGCTCCACTGCACCCCAGTCAATGTGTGCCAGCCAGTCTGCGAATTGTTTGCTGATGCGATCCACTGCCGCCACGATGGCAGGCGTGTTCTGCTTCACGAAGGCGTCGAGTTTCTCCATCAGGGGCACGAAGTTCTGCGCCAGCACTCCGGCCACCTGCTGGCCCAGGTGGTCAAACGTGACGCCCAGGGATGCCTGGGCAGCCTGGAAATCCAGCAGGGCCTTGCGTTGGTCAGCAGTGACCCCAGGCAGTTTGCCTGCTTCCTCCAGGTATTCCGCCCAGCTGCGCCGCGCGGTGCGCAAGGTCTCCACCAGCCTCTCGCCAGACCCGCCCAGTATTTCGTTGGCAACAGCAGCACGCTGTGAGGCATTGGGCATCGCGTTAAGGTGCTTCAGGACCTCAGGCAGCAGGTCCGTCGCGCTGCGTAGCTTGCCGTTGGTGTCGTATATACTAATGCCCCAACGATTAAACCAGGCTCGCGCATCACCTGCGGTTATGGAGGCATCTTTGATGCTGTCCGTCAGCCCGGTCAGCGAGCTGGTCATGTCCTCAGCGTGGCCACCAGCAAGGCGCAGGGCATCCTGGTATTGCTGCATCTCGCGCGTGGATACACCAATGCGGTCTGCATTGATTTCCATCTGGCGGCCCCACTCCGAGAAGCTGGACACCAGCCGCACCATGCCTGCAATCGTCGCAGCCCCTGTGATGGTGCCCAGCACTGGCACGATGGCCAGGAGTGGCTTCAGGGCATTCTGTGCTGCACGGCCAATCCAGCTGAAGCCGTCCGCGATCCGGCGCAGACCTGACACGTCAATGAACTTGGACACTGAGCGCGACATGCGCTCCATCGGTGCCCGCATCTGCTGGATGCGTTTGTTGATCGCGTCGATCTGCTTGGTGGCATTATCGACAACGGTGAAGGTGACGGAATAACCGGCCATCAGGTGTTATTCGCCTCACGCTCCTGGATGCGTCGGGCCTGCTCCAGCCACCACATCAGCTGTGTGCCTGTGAGCGACCACGCATCATGCGGCCCCCAGTGCCAGAAGCGTGTCAGGTCCCCGATCAGGTCTCGCCAGTTGGAGGGCCACCGGGCCGTGATCGTGACAAAAAATCAAAGGCTGCCTCGATCTGGGATTGGCGCATGGCAAGCACGACCTCGCGCGGCACCTTGGCCACAGCTGCAACCAACGTAATCATGTAGCGGCGCAGCGTATATGCATTGGGACCGCCTGCCAGTTCCTGCTCGGCTTTCTCCAGCTGGCCGCCGGTCGGCTCTTGCAGGTGGAGGACATCAAACCGCTTGCGCTGAAATTCCACGGGCGGGTCAATATCCAGGTCCAGTGTCTTGGGTGTGCTGGCAAGGTCAGGTTGCTCGGGCTGCTCCAGGTTGTCAGGCAGGCGCACAAGGTTGTCCATCACGCTGTGGTCTCCTGCACCAGCTGGCCGTCAAACCTGACCTGGAATGTGCCCTCGGCGGCGCGGACCTCCAGCGCGGACGTGCACCACATATTCGCACCGCCCACGATCTTGCCGTTGGCCAGGGACACCAGCACTTCAACGCACCGCATCTCGTTGAAGCTGTCCACTGTGAGGTCCCCGCTGTCGCGCAAGGTGCTCTCAATATACCCCTGTATAGGCACTTCGCTGAAGCCGTGCACCGAGTCCAGCCCGACCAGGGTTTCGCGTTTCCACCTGGATGGTGACCATGTGACATCCGAGACCACCATGTAGGCGTCACCATCAATGGTCACGCCTGTGATGCCTGCCAGACGCAGGCAATTGCCGTCAGCCATTGTGCCCTCCCATTAGCTCTTGCGGAACTGGAGCAGGATCGCGATTTGCCGCAGCTGATT